TGGCGATGAGGAACCTACCTTGCGCCTCGCTTGCGGATTCCCGCCTGCAACAGGTCGCAAGAAGGCGCTCGCAGATATCCTCCCGCCTACAGCGAGCGAGGATTTCACCGCCGAGATTTTCGTATCTCCCGAGGTCGATGACCCGCTTGAGGTCGCTCGCCTCGTTATCCCGCTCCTCGTGGTCGCTCACTCGGGTGATTACAAGCGCGGAGCCCGCTACCGCGAGGCTTGCAACCGCCTCGGGCTCACCATCCCCGAGCACACGCCATCGTGGCTCGCCGATCGCCTCGAGGCTCTCGGCTCGTACCCTCACGCTCAGGTCACAGTGCCCGAGCGCACCAAGCAATCGACCCGCCTCATCAAGGTCGTATGCACTCACGAACACGATGCGTACATCGCTCGTGTATCACGCACCACGCTCGACACATTCGGTGCACCAATCTGCCCAGCCTGTGCCAACACAGGCAATCTACGCTCAATGGAGGTTCACGCATAATGGCACACACATACGGCATCGAGTTCGAGGTCATCGGGCTCAACCCACGCCAATCCGCTCAGGCTGTGTCTGATGCAGGGCTCGCCTGCACAGCACAGGATTACAACCACACGACCGCAAGCGTGTGGAAGTCGCTCCGTGACGGCTCACTTCCCGACAACTCAAGCGAGATAGTTTCACCTATCCTCGATGATAGCCGTTTAAACGAGATGAAGGTCGTGACCCGTGCGTTGCTCGGCGCTGGCGCTCGTGTTACTCGCTCGGCTGGCTTCCACGCTCACCTCGGGCTCGATGGCATCGGCTCCAACGCCTTGCCTCACCTCATCCTCAACTGGTACGCCGTGCACAACTTCACCGAGTTGCTCGTGGCTCCATCACGCCGTGCGGGTGGCTCATCTGCTCGCTGGTGCCGTGGTATGTCTATGGACAACGCCGAGCGCACAGCCGAGTTAGTGCGTGACCGCGACTACAACTACGCTGGCGCTGACCGCTATCACTCACTCAACCTCAACGCCATCGCTCGCCACGGCACAGTCGAGTTCCGCCTGCATCAGGGCACGCTCAACGGCGCTAAGGCAAGCGCGTGGGTCGAGTACCTCACCGCGTTCGCCAATCACTCAATGGCTGGCGACCTGTTCCGTGTGGATGAGTTCCACGCTGGTCAGGCAGGGCTTGCGTACCTGCTCGAGTCGCTCAAGGAGCACGGGCTATCGCACTCCACTGGCGAGTACCTGCTCGCTCGTGCTGACGAGTTAAGCGAGCGTGTATAGGCTGACTCACTCGGGTGATGGGAACGAGCCCACTCGTAGGTGCAATGCCTACACACTCACGAGCACGACCCGAAATACGGGAAGTGTTTAAACGGAAAGACTGGAGAACCAAATGGCAATCGCAACACTCGCCACACCTGCAACCTGCATCGTGTGCCAAGGCAAAGGTACGCTATCCGTGTACTCACGCATCTACAACATAGAAATTATTTTGTGCTCAACCTGCCTCAAGGATGGAGAATAATTATGGATGGAGAATTGCAACTAGCAATCGAGGGTAGGTTGCAGGCATTAGTTGACCAAGTACTCGTAGAGTTAAACGAGTTACGCGTAACAGCCGATGCTGTAAATAATCCCGACAGGCAATGGCTGTTAGGCAAAGCGCAGGCATACCGCATAGCAATACGCCAAGTGCAAATTGCTTTCAGTAAGGCTGGTGAATAATGTTTAAACACATTCCCTCTTTCTTCACAGATGGGCGCTCGCTCCTATGGGGCGTACTCATATGCGTAATCGTGGGGGTGTTCGCTGGTGAGTGAACACTACACAGATGCGCTTGCATATATCGTGCAAGGCGTGGATATGTATGGTCGCAAGTTCGCAGGACTGTACACAGAAACAGATGCCCGTAGTCTGGCAATCGCCAGCCGTTTAAACATCGTTATTGACCGAGCAACACAGCGTGTGATAGACTTCACTTGTTAACTACGAAAGGACTGGAAATATGTGTGGAATCGCAGGCTTCTGCTTTAACAAGGAACAACACCTCGCCAACGCTACAGATGTGGCAGGCGCACTCTTGCTCGATATCGAGCATCGTGGGTATCACGCTACAGGTAGCGCGTGGCGCGACACTGACGAGGGCAAGTTTAAGTTGCTCAAGAAAAATATCTCTGCATCAAAGTTCATCCCCGCAACTGGTGATGACCTATGCAAGGGCGCTCGTAGTGCAATCCTGCACACCCGCTGGGCTACGCAAGGTTCACCTACGAACAACGACAACAATCACCCAATCACTCGTGGTCGTGTGGCGCTCACACACAACGGGCACATTGCTAACGATGACGACCTGTTTAAACGCCTCAATGTAACTCGCAAGGCACAGGTAGATAGCGAGGCTGTGACCGCACTCATCGCGTTCACTGCCGACAACTACCACCCAACCGAGGTACTCGGTGAGATTCAGGGCACCGCTGCACTGGCTTGGTTTGATATCACCGATACCACCAACACCTTGCACCTAGCCCGAGTCAACTCGAGCCCGCTATGGATAGGTCAGACACACGGCGGGTCACTCCTGTACGCATCAACGCAGGAGGCTATCCGCAACGGCGCGTGGTTTATGTATGACGACCTAGCGTGGGAGCACAACGCCGAGGAGGGCGAGTACTTCCGTGTAGTCGATGGCACCATCGCAGAGTACGAGCGCTTTAACCGCTTTAAGCCACGCACTCTCACCTTCGCACCCAACTGGCGCGAGATGCACTTCGACAAGGGCGTTAAGCACATCACTCACACAAAGAAACTCAAGCCTGTACCACTACCCTTCTAACCTAGGATAGAGAGAGCCCCGCTTCGGCGGGGCTTTTTTTATGTCCACATCAAGGGATTTTTTTTACTGTTTAAACCCACACTGTTTAAACCATAAGGGCCAGGGAAATCCGGTAAGAATGTTTAAACATCAGGCCAGGCCCTCCGGCCAGGCAAGCGGCCGACATCCGTTTAAACAACAGCACTTGACAACCTGCTTAGAATAGTTTTATCAACGACTCGTTGATAAAACCTACGCTTACGCGTGAGGAATGTTTAAACAATTAAATCTGTACAAAACTTTTTGTGAAATGTACAGAGCGGATGCTTGACTTATGAACACGACAAGGGAATACTTATTCCACCAACTAGGAAGGACTGGAACAATGGCAACGAAAGACATAGAGCGTATGCAAGAAATCCTCTTATACTCCAAGCAAGATGCAATAGATAATGGAGATAAAGAAAGCGCAAAGTGGTTGCAAAAAACTTACGATTTACTTAGCAAGATTGGACAATCAAATGGGTAACTGTGAGATATGCGAAGAGAATCCAAAGCGCTCACCCGAAAGCAAGTGGTGTGAGAGTTGCTTAGCAGAGTTTAAAGAAAGCGAGGTGAGATAATGGATGAGGAACTAATGGACATAGCAAACGACCTCGACAAAATCCTAGAGAAACTAACTAGGTACCAACAGATGGTTGACGAAGCAAGGGAGCGTGTACTCAATGGCTAAAGGCGCAATCATATACACAGATGGAACATACGAACTGAAAGAGTTTAAACAGTTAGATGATTACAAGTCTGCTGTCGGTGGTTGGATAGAACACCTCGGTATGTACTCAACAAAGAGCGGGCTCAATGGCTCAGCCTATGTGAATGAGGAAGGCTTACTCCTAGACCTCAAGCCCAACCGCTACGCATCCATCGTTGCGTGGCTTGCTAGTGCTATCTACAATGACGACATTATCTTCGGCAATATGGTTGTCTTAGGTAGGGCAGATGACGAAGGTAACGACACAGACATAGCCCCTATGTGGCTGGATATTGTGGCACACAACTGCACCGAAAGGACAAGCAATGCCGATAATCTATGACAGCAACCCGTTTAAACGAAGCCCTCAGTGGTGGTTAATCTTTTGGGTTCTCGTACTTTCGCTCCTCACACTGCGTGTGTATATGGGTGATACGAACACGAAACCCAAAGCGCAAACAGGAATGGTGGTTGCATACTATGAGAATGACTACCAAAAATATGCGGTCGAACAACTAATGAAGCGCCAACAGATACAAGAATGGTATTGCTTATGGTCACTGTGGACTGCTGAATCACACTGGCGCAACAAGGCGCACAACAAATCATCAGGCGCTTATGGAATCGCACAGTTGCTGCCGCAAACTTGGAACAACATTAAGTTTAAACGGACAAGCAATGGCTACCGACAGATAGATGCAGGACTTAAATATATCGACAGGCACTGGGGCGGTTCGCCTTGCCGTGCATACGCTTCCGAGTTAGCGAGGGGGTGGTACTAATGCACGATGAATTAAAAGCCGAGTTACGAAAGCATCTCATACACACAGGCTTCACCTTCTCTAACGAACACGAATGGATGGGCGAGCCTACGCTTACGCGTAGTGTCAATGTAGATATATTGCTTGACTGCGTTACTGAGTTCTTGATTGGAGCGGGATATGCCTCAAGCACAAAAGCCACAGTTTAATAGAGTCAAGACAGACGATGGCAATGGCGGATACACACTGGCCTACAATGGCGAGAAGTTTAAACAGGGTGCCTGTGCTGGTACGGATACAGAGTTCTTCTACCCGAATCAAGATAAGTTCAGTGCTGAGGAGAAGAGTATGTACGAGCGTATATGTGGGGGTTGCCCAATCCTAGATATGTGCAAGGAATGGGCGCTAGTACACGAGCGCTTCGGTGTGTGGGGTGGGATGGTTCCCATCGACAGGGAGCGTATGAGGCGGGCAATGGGGTGGAAGTTAATGGACCCGATGACTGGCGCGCCTAGGTCTTTCACCTCGTATTACCCATCAAAGATAGCAAGGTAGTGCTACACTAATACCCGAAGCCACGCTTGAGGTTCCAGTCCCTCGCGTGGCTTCTTTGTTTAAACGCTTACGACAACGACACCTGAACAGTCGCGGTAGATACATCAAGGAATGTAACTAACTTATCCATCTTTCCCTTATCGCCAAACTCAGTGGTCTTAGGTAGCCACTTGGTTTCCCACTCGGGCTCGTTGATAATACCTAGGTTAAATCCATAGATACCCTTAGGTGTGTTGTTGATATACCAAGGCTGGTATCCAAGGTATAGAGCACGACCCATTAAGGCATCGTACTTTTTCTTTTCCAATAGCAAGGTGTCGTAATGTGTTAGCCGCGACTTGAGTTCGATGTAATGCTTCATTGAGTCTGACTTACAATCGAATGTATCAAACTCACCTTCTGATTTCTCAAGGTCACGATAAAGATTATCCTTTAACCAAAGGAAAAGTTCTTTTTCTTTCACTGTTTAAACAACTTTAACACTCGTTCTACCTGGTTCTCTAAGTCCTCAAGTGTTCCGTTGTTAAGAATCGTTGCATCGAAATCGTATCTATCCATAGCAACTTCGCTCTCGTGGTCGTTGACTGCGCTGGTATTAGGGCGTATCACTCGCGCGATGACACCATTCATATCGACCAATGCCTTCGCCTCGTTAGGGAATCTAACATCAGTGAACACTACATTCGTAGCGGTGCCAATCTGCGACAGCGCTACGACTACCCAGAAGTCTGCACCAAACTGCTTACGACCTACCTCTGCACCCATAGCCTGCAACAGACGGCGTACCTCAGGGTTCTGTTTAGCAACATCCCAACCATAGTCAGCAACCAAGTCACCTACAGTGGTGATGGAATCTACTTTAGGATTAAGTCCAAGTATCGCTTCACGAATCGGGTCAGCGAACGCGAGTCGTTTAAACCCGTGTTTCTCTACAAGTATCTTTGCTGTTTCATCTTTGCCTGACTGTGCGTAGCCACTCAATCCAATAATCATTCGCAATCCTCTCCATCTTCCCAATCAAATAGTTCGAAGTCATCTAACTGCTCTGCTGCTTTGTCCATTAACCAAGCGCCAACATCAAATAGTTTAGCAGCAATCCACTGTTTAAACACTGCCCTCTGCCTCCCTAAGTTCTGCTCTGGACTGAGCATTTGATTTAGCCTTACGGCGACCACTCCATACTGGGGCTTCGCCACCCAACTTGTCCTGCAACTTAACCAACGCACGCTTGACTCGCTTACGCAACGCATCCTCAGATACCTGATACATCTCAGCGAGCACATCAAACTCAATGCCACCATCGGCATAGCGTTGCCGCAGCAGTGCTTTATCTGCACTGTTTAAACTGCTGACTGCCTGGGCCAAGTCAGAAAATAAAGCCAAGCGGTTGTTGCCTTCGCTTGGCTTACTTGTTTTTGCTACAAACTCAGAGGACATATCAGGTGTGTCCAACCATCCCTCGTAGTTCCATACATCTCGGAGGAGTTGATGCAGTACTTCGGAGGTGTAGAAGAAGTTATCGGAGTCGTGACCACGATTCCTGCGGGTGCGCTCGCGGGTACATAGCCGCTGCCCCTCGTTGATGAATGTCTTACGGAGTTTAAACGGCAGGCTCTCCTGCTGCTCCCACTCTTCAATCTTGTGCCAGTGTTCCAGCGCCCAAACTACAGAGTGCTGGTACAAATCATCCGCTGGTATAAGGTTCCTTTGAATACGGGCTACGCGTTGTGCGCTAGTACGCGCAGTCTTGTAGATAGTTTCCCATAGTTCTTCTGGTGTGCTCACTGTTTAAACGCCTGCTCTCTTTCTAAGTCCTTCGGCACCCTCTGCCAAATAGACATCATTAACATCTAGACCTTCGGGCATAAAGATTGAGAAAACATTTTCGAGTTCTCTGCTTATGCCCTTTGCCATCTCACGACCTGCGTTATCGCCATCGCAAAACAGCAAAACTTTATTCCAGTCTGCTAATACACGAGAGTAAAACGGTTTCCAGTTGTTAGCCCCTGGCAAACCAACCGCTTTGAATCCTGCTTGTGTTGCTACCACTGTGTCCAGTTCGCCTTCACATACAACTAAGGTGTCACCATCTGAGTTGAGCGCAGTAATATTGTAGATATGGGTGTTAGCCCCAGGCCGTGATAGATACTTCGGCCCATCGCCACCCAAACTACGGAAGCGGATATCCACCACGCCAGTAGGCGTGATGTATGGGATAGCCAACTTACCAATGTATGGCTCGTGCCCTACCTCAGGCTCGCTTACGAAGCCGAGGCGGAAGGTGCGCGCCGTCTGTTCTGTGATACCTCTCCCCGTCAGGTAAGGGAGCACTTGTTCTAGATTGCCCTCGTAACTCTGAGTTGCTTTCTCCAGTAATTCTCTCTGCGAAATCGACAGCCCTGCCATAGTCCAATCCTTCTTTCTTCATAATGAGCGAATAAACATCACCAGCCATATCACATCCGAAACAGCGGAACCCGCCGTTCTCGATGTTTAAACGCGCTGACTTAACTCTATCACCGTGGAACGCACAACGCACAGTCACCCATCCGTGTCGCCCATAAGGTATCTCGAACCCATAGTGTTCTAGTACCTTTGCGATATCGTGCTTAGAGTTTTGCGAGCGCATCACTGAGCCTCTGTACGACATATGCCTCACCGATTCCCTTGTTAGATGCTTTGATAATTACCAGTGGATGGGGTGCCACCTTTAACTTCTTAGCGATTCGGTAGTTCTCAGCCTCTATGTCTGCCTCTTTGAGCCAGCCACTCAAGTCAATCTTTCCGTCACGCCGTGGGGCTTTAGCCTCTACAACATAGAGGTCATTTGCCGTAGGTAGAAACACATCGCCAATGTCATTGCGCCCTGCACGCGGCAACCTCTGGGCGTTTAAACCCTGACTCAATAACCAGTCAGCGAGTTCTATCTCGAACGCTGCACCTCTACGCTTGTTGCTTGCTTGCTGGCTTACCATTGAGTAGCCTTTCTTGAGAGCGCTTAATGAATGGCGGTTGTGTATTTATATCTAACTTGTCTGCTATCTCCATAGCCTTTAGCGCGGTAGCGCCTGCGTGCAATGCACCCAAGGCATAGTCACCACCACTGCCTATGCCATAAAAGTTAGTGTCACTGAGAGTAACTGTTAAGTCCTCGTCAATGTCGAAGATTGTACCGTTTAAACATAGAAGAAGCGAGAACGATAACGACCGCTCGCCCTTGTCATCCTTGTCCTGTGTATCAAACCCATTCTCTTTAAAGTCATCACGCAGTGATGGCATCACCGATGAAATCATAAAGTGGAATGTATCCTTGAGGTCATCTTGCGTAGGCGTAGGCGGTTCCCATATGTGATGTACGAACTGGAGAACTCGGAAGTCACCAGCAGCAGCAATCAGGTACTGCCCACGCTTAGCAATCTTAACCATAGACCGGTGTTTAAACGGCGTAGTTGCATTGCTGATAACCACGCTGTCTGCGTAGAGGACACACTTATCGGGGTACTGGATACCAATAACTGTTGTCATCTTAATCTTCCTGTGCGCGTGCCTGCTGTTGTGCTTGGGCGATAGTCCAAAACATTTGGTAGTAGTGAACATCAAGGGCAAAGCGTTTCATATGCTTAACCAAAGCCCCAGTGTGGGCGTGCACTTCGATACCTGCAGCCTTTAACTTACGGAAGAACACGATATCCTCGGACACATACTTGTCGCCGATTCCTTCTTGCTCTGCAAACATAGACTGGTCAGGGAACTTCTCGCGCAACTTAGGCACGATGGACTTGTGCATCAGGCATAGACCCATACCAGCATTGTCAACCTTAATAAGTTTATCTACTGGCAATGGATGAACATAGGCAATTTGGAACTCTGATACTTCGTTAAAGATAGCAGGCATAGGTTGCATCACTGACTTCTCATTTTCCTTGGAGATGAAGTACACACCGCAAACTACTGGGTGTGTGTTCTTATCTGCTGCATCCCATAGGGTCTTGAGTACATCATTGGTGAGCACGATATCCGAGTCCACCCATAGCAACCAGTCTGTCTTGATGCTGTCTGCCCACATATCAAACAGGTGCTGGCGTTGTCTGCCAATCTGATTTCCCTGTACGCGCACCGCATTGTTGATAGTCATACCATAGTTGCTGGCTTGGATAGTTGTGTATAGCAAACCTTCGGTGAACTTACCATCGGTCATACCATTATCACACCAACCAATGGATAGTGTTTCCTTACTGCTGTGCATCTGTACCCTTTCCATAGGTTAACTTAACTTGATTCCAGTCAACTAACTCTGACTTAATCTCAAGCGAATCCAGTACGCGCATTGCTTGCTCCGCCATTTGTTTAAACGAAACTGTCATAGCCATCAGTGTTTCTAGAGATTCCTCTGCACACTCAGGGCCGTGGTCTGAGTTGAGGTGTTCGGTGTGTTGCTGTACATAGTCAGCAAACTGAATTGCCTCAAACCATATCTTGTTGGGGTCGTAAACGGTGGCTGCAATCTCGCCAACATTCTCAAGGAGCATAGGTAAATCTTGTAATAACTTTTCTTTCAGTTCATCAGGGATAGTTGACTTGTTAATCAACGCCTTGACTTGTTCCATATCTACTTCTTCATCCACTGTTATCTCCAGTCTAAGGTTGCACTAGGTCTAGTACTTGCATACTTGCAGGTTCGTAACTGAGCCATATGACTGTCGCGCCTGTTGCATCAGCGGGACCATAGCGGTTCTTAACTGGTGCAACTGCAAGCAAGCCTGTCTGACTATGCACTGTGAGGATAAGGCTCGGGGTCTGCGCCACCTTGCCGTGCAGTGCTGAGCGAGGAGGGCACGGATTACCAGCAACGCCTTCGCTTGTGTGGTGACACACAACTACGGCTGCTCCTGTTTCTCTAGCCCACCATTTGAGTTCGCGCATAAGGGAACGCAATCCACCCCACTCATCCTGACCATCAAGGGTTACATCCACCGCATTGTCTAGGACAATCAAGCGAACATCATCACCGAGGCGCTCGCGTGCAGCGAGAATTGCATCCTCAATATCCTTAAGGGTAGGTGCCGAATCAAACTCCCACATTATGTGGTCAGCAGGTTTCAGCATCTGAGCAGCCCACTCTCTGTCGTTATCCATCATAGGTTCGACTTCACCCTGAGGTAACTTGGTGAGCATTGCCAGTAGGCGCAAACTCATAGTATGTGAGTGCGTATCAGCAGAGATATAGAGCGTTGGAACATTTGCATTTACTGCAATAGCGAGCGCAAGCGTTGACTTACCAGCCCCTGGTGGGCCAGCAATCATACTTACTTCGCCAGTTCTGAACGCCACCTGCTGACTCGCAAAGGAGGACCACACTGTAGGTAGTGTGGCACCTCCCTGCGATGCGGTCTTAATAGCGCGGGAAAGGAGCCGCACTATTAACCTTTAGCGTTACAAGCCTCAGCACGCTGGCGAGCACACGCAAAGAAAGCCTTGTAAGGCTTACCAGCCTTGCTTACACCAGCAGGTACCAAACGCATTGGCTCGCCGTGTTCGCAATTTGGAGCAGCACCTGTTGGTGGTGGTGTCCATCCTGCACTTACATTGGATGGAGCAGGTTGGT